ACTAGACCACCTGTAAAGAAACCTAAGGCGTATAGTGGTCGTGGTGGTGGTGCAGCAGAAGTAAAGAAGCGTAACACTGACATAGAGTCTCCTACGATGAAAGCAAAACGTAGGGAAAAGGCTAAAAAAGGTTACCAAACTTTAGGTGATATGCGAGCAGGTGGTAGTAGAGTTCCAAGGCTTATGCCTAAGGGAAGAGCAGCTGTCAAAGAAATTAAAGCTGCAGGTCAAGAAGAACTTGATGCTAGAGCTTCTCGCGCTAAAAGGTATACAAAAGATCAGTGGGATTCTATGAGCCGTGGCAGACGAATTGAGTTGGGGTTACCTGTGTCTGCTAAAGAGGTTAGGGGCGGTAATGCTACATTTAAGGGACAGACAAAAAGAAGTGCTGATCCTCTTAAACTAGCTAGTCCAAAAAATAGGAACTAACTTAAATAAAAGTAAGGACTAATCTTAATGGTACGTCAATTAACAGAAAAACAACAAAAGTTCTTAGACGTTCTTTTTGATGAAGCACAAGGCGACCCAGTTAAAGCAGTCAAGCTTTCTGGGTACGCTGAAGGCACGTCTGCTTCTTCGGTAACAGGTTCCTTAGTAGATGAGATTGCAGAACTAACTAAAAAGTTTATTGCACAGTCATCTACTAAGGCTGCTTACACAATGTTTAGTGTGATGGCTGATCCTACAGACCTAGGAGTTAAAGAAAAGATGCTTGCAGCTAAGGACATCTTAGATAGAGCAGGCTTTACTAAAACAGATAAGGTAGAAGTGAAGACCTCAGAACCTCTCTTCATCCTGCCATCTAAGGAGTCTGATGACTAAAAGAGCAAGTAAAGCAGAATATCCAGATAAGGTAGAGTGGAGGATACCTTTGAAAGGAGAGATGGGTGAATGGTATCCCATCATACGAGTAGGACGACACATACCCTTTGGTTATAAGCAGGACGAGGATGATCCAGATCTTCTTATTCCGATTCCAGAAGAACTAGAACTTCTAGAAAAAGCAAAACTCTTTCTCAATGAGTACAGTGTTAGACAAGTAGCCCTGTGGTTATCTAAAAACTCTGGTAGAAAGATCTCACATGTAGGGTTATATAAACGTGTCCGAATCGAAGAAAAAAGGCGCAGGTCGTCCAACAACTCTAGGCAATATGCCAGGCGGTATAAAGAGGCGGCAACCAAAGCGGAAAAAATCGAAAAGCAACGTATCGGAGGTAGAGCCACAAGAACTATCAACGGACAGCAAAACTGGGAAGACGTTAATCCTTGGGTCGAAGACGAAGACTCCAGCGACAGTTAAGCCAGCGCCTTTCGATGTTGAAGCTGCACAAGAAATTATCTTTGAGCCTAACGCAGGACCACAGACTAAGTTTCTAAGTGCTACTGAGCAGGAAGTTCTATACGGTGGGGCAGCTGGGGGTGGCAAGAGCTACGCAATGATAGCTGATCCTGTTCGTTACTTAAACAACCCCAACGCTCGAATGCTTTTAGTTCGTCGTAGTACTGAGGAACTAAGGGAACTCATCTCAGTCTCCAAGCAACTATACCCCAGAGCAATACCTGGCATTAAGTTTATGGAGAGAGACAAGACATGGGTGGCACCAAGTGGAGCTACACTCTGGATGTCCTACCTAGACCGTGACGATGACGTTATGAGATACCAAGGTCAGGCCTTTAATTGGATTGGCTTCGACGAGTTGACGCAATGGGACTCAAGCTATGCGTGGACTTATATGCGCTCAAGATTACGTACTACTAAAGCATCAGGGTTACCTCTATACATGAGGGCAACAAGTAACCCAGGTGGACCAGGACACCAGTGGGTAAAACGAACTTTTATTGATCCAGCTGAGCCAGGTAATTCGTACTGGGCTACAGATCCAGAAGGTGAAACAATCTGCTGGCCTAAGGGACACACTAGAGCAGGAGAACCACTGTTTAAAAGAAAGTTTATTCCTGCTACTCTGTTTGATAACCCATACCTTTCAGACGATGGTATGTACGAAGCTAACCTACTCTCTCTACCTGAGCACCAAAGACGACAACTCCTTGAAGGTGACTGGGATATTAACGAGGGAGCAGCATTCTCTGAGTTTAATAGGAAGATTCACGTAGTAGACCCATACGACATACCTTCTAGCTGGACTAGGTTTAGGGCATGTGACTACGGATACGGATCTTACACTGGGGTTGTTTGGATTGCTATCGCACCAGACGAACAGTTAATTGTTTATAGGGAGTTATACGTATCAAAAGTTTTAGCTACAGATCTAGCAGAAACTATTTTAGAACTTGAATCAGCAGAAAAAATAAGGTATGGTGTTCTTGATAGTTCTTTGTGGCATAAACGTGGAGACACAGGACCAAGCCTAGCAGAGACTATGATTATGAAAGGATGCCACTGGCGTCCATCAGACAGATCAAAAGGTTCACGTGTTGCAGGTAAGAATGAAATACACAGACGACTACAGGTTGATGACTTTACAGAAAACCCAAGGATGGTCTTTTTTAATAACTGCACTAATACAATAGCCCAGCTGCCTTCTATTCCTCTTGATAAGAACAACCCAGAAGACGTAGACACCAAAGCAGAAGATCACCTATACGATGCTTTACGTTATGGAGTAATGACAAGACCAAGAAGCAACCTGTTTGATTTTGATTCAACTGATCAGAGAACAGGCTTTCAAGCAGCTGACCCTCAATTTGGATACTAGACTAAGGATCTACTATGGAAGAAGATGACATCTTGAATGAAGAAGTAAACATGGATGCCTCAGAAGTGTCTTTTATTGAAGATTCTGAAGAGGGTCTTAATACAGATGAACCTGTTGGCTCTATACTACAGTACGTTCAACAACGTTTTTACAAAGCAGAAGAGGCAAGGTATACTGAAGAGCAGCGTTGGATTAAAGCTTACAGAAACTATAGAGGACTGTACGGGCCAGATGTTAGCTTCACTTCTACTGAGAAGTCTAAGGTATTTGTTAAAGTAACTAAGACTAAAGTACTTGCTGCCTACGGTCAGATCGTTGAGGTACTCTTTGGTGCCAACAAGTTTCCAATTAGTATTGATCCTACCGTACTTCCTGATGGTGTACTTGAAGCTGTTTATGTTGAGACAGACGAAAACGTCAAGAAGATGAATGCTGATGGTCAGGTAGATATACCAAAACTAGAACCAGGTGAAACATTTCCTGAGTTTCAAGAGCGTCTTGCTGGTCTAAGAAGTAAACTTGAGCCTTTAGGTGACAAAGTTAAAGAAGGTGAGGGAACTACTCCAACTCAAGTTACCTTCCATCCAGCTATGGTTGCAGCTAAGAAGATGGAAAAGAAGATACATGACCAACTAGAAGAGTCTAACGCACGTAAAGAACTACGTACAACAGCCTTTGAGTGTGCACTGTTTGGCACAGGTATCATGAAGGGTCCATTCGCAGTAGACAAAGAGTATCCTAACTGGTCAGAAGAAGGTGAGTACGATCCCATAATAAAAACTGTACCTAAGTGTTCTTCTGTTTCTACATGGAACTTCTACCCAGACCCTGACGCAATCAACATGGACGATGCAGAGTACGTTGTTGAGCGTCACAAGATGTCTCGCACACAGCTACGTGCACTTAAGCGGCGTCCATTCTTTCGTAAAAATGCTATTGATACAGCTGTATCTATGGGTGAGTCCTACACTAAAGAGTGGTGGGAACAGATCATGGAGGACGAAGCTAATGAGTCTAAGGCAGAACGCTATCAAGTACTTGAGTTCTGGGGTAACGTAGACGTAGATCTTCTTAAAGATCAGAAGGTAGATGTCCCTGAAGAATTAGAAGAGTACGATCAAGTATCCGTAAATATCTGGACCTGTAATGGTCAGGTTCTACGTCTTGTTCTAAATCCTTTTACGCCTTCTTATATACCTTACTACTCAGTTCCTTATGAGGTAAACCCTTACAGCTTGTTTGGTGTAGGTATTGCTGAGAACATGGACGACACACAGACCTTAATGAATGGCTTCATGAGGATGGCAGTAGACAATGCTGCTCTCTCAGGTAACCTAATAATCGAGGTTGATGAGACAAACTTGGTGCCAGGCCAAGACCTATCTGTGTACCCAGGAAAAGTCTTTAGGAGACAGGGGGGTGCACCAGGACAAGCCATCTTCGGCACTAAGTTCCCTAACGTATCAAACGAGAACCTACAACTCTTCGACAAGGCTAGAGTACTAGCTGATGAGAGTACAGGCTTTCCTTCCTTCGCTCACGGTCAGACAGGTGTGTCAGGTGTAGGACGTACAGCTTCTGGTATCTCAATGCTTATGTCTGCTGCCAACGGTAGTATTCGTAACGTAGTTAAGAACGTAGACGACTATCTCCTTGGCCCACTAGGTAAAGCTTTCTTTAACTTCAACATGCAGTTTGACTTTGACCAAGACATCAAGGGTGATCTAGAGGTTAAGGCTCAAGGTACTGAGTCACTGATGGCTAACGAAGTAAGGTCACAACGACTGATGCAGTTCCTGCAGGTTACACAGAACCCAGCCCTAGCTCCGTTTGCTAAGATGGACTACGTTATGCGTGAGATTGCTAAGTCTATGGACCTAGACCCCGACAAGGTAGTCAACTCAATGGCTGACGCTAAGCTACAGGCAGAGTTGTTTAAAGCCTTCAGAGAGCAGAACCCAGAGCCTGCAGCACCACAAGAGGGTGTACCACCACAGGCAGGACCACAGGGGGCACCAGCGGGTGCTCAGGTGCAGGATACGTCTGGGGCAGGGGGAGGTACTATAGGTACTGGTACAGTCCCTCAGCCAGGAGAACAGGGCTTCTCAGGTAATACAGGTGAAGGTGCAGCATGAATAACCTAAAACCTTTAGTAAACGACAAGCCCTTGTGGGGAGCCTTCCAAGAGGAACTAGATAAAAGACTTACTGAGACACACAGGGCTATGGAACAGGCAGACAATGCTAACTCCTTATACCGTCTTCAAGGTCAGGCCAGTGCCCTACGTAAACTAAAGCAGCTAAGGGAATACGTAAATGACGGCACCTGAAACTTCTTTTAGACCTAAAACTAGAAATTTACCTAAAAAAGATAAGTCTTTGGCTCCATTAGAATCTTTACGTCCAGTAGCTAGATCTGATGCACAAGATGAAAAAAATCAAATGAACGAAGCCTTTGGCAACTTAGAGTTTCGTGCTGATATGGACAAACAACTTTCTTGGAATCCATTAGCTAGGCTTGGATTTAATCCTAATAAAACTAAAGTTTTAAGAACAAACAAATCTGCATTTGACGCACGTATTTCTGACGCCGACACAAAAGAATATCAGTTAAGTTTAATTAAAAAAGGTTATCCTGAGGAAGAGGCAGCTAGAGTAGAAGAGGGAGATATTGTTATAAGCGCTGATGCAGCGAACAACCCAACTATTTCACATGAATATACTCATGAAGGTTTACGTAAAGTTTATGCTTTAGCAGAAAAAGACCCAAATTTATTTATGGCGAAGTATGGAGAAGATTCTTTAAGATTAGTATTACGAGCAAAACCTTTTAGAAAACCCATGCGGAGTCGACAACCTGATGAATATCTAACAGAATTATTTGATGATGTAAATACTATGTTTAATTCTGCGGGTATTGGCAAAACTCTTATTGAACGCGAAAAATTCCCTAACAAAAGTATAAAATTTACTGTAAGTAGCTCAGATGATGATAGTCGTTTTATTGATACTAGATCAATGTTACAAGAAAAATTAAAAGGTACTGATAAAGGGATAACTGAGAAGTCTATTACCAATTATAATAAAGATATAAAAGGTATTTTTGGTATAATGAAGGCTGCTCAAGATATGCTTACAGAGCAAGGCGAACCACCAAAATCTAAAGTTATAGAACTAAGTTTATTTGATAAGATAAAGAAAAAATTAGGATTTAATGAAGGTGGATTAAATACAAAAACAAACACACCAGTTGATACAGGTAATAAAACAATTTCTGGTAGAACTATCTGGAATGATCCAGAGACAGGGAAAGATTACTCTGAACGTTCTACAACATTTGAGATTGATGGCAAGTATTACACGATGCCAACTGTGGCTAAAAATGGTGGGCAATACACTAGTGATACAATAAGAGACTATGTTAAAGAAAACGGACCTATAGACTACATTACTGGTGAAAAACTTCCAGAGTTTAGAAATAGGGAAGATGCTATAGAGTACGCTATAAGCAGATCAAGCACTAGGAAACAAAAAGATTTTACGGGAATGGCAAAGGGTGGAGCAGTACCAATGGACAACCAAATGAGAATGTTTGAAGAAGGCGGTATAGCTGATGATGGTATGAACCGTGACCCAGTATCAGGTAACGAAATACCACCAGGTTCTTTAGCTAGAGAAGTACGGGACGATGTTCCAGCCCAGTTGTCTGACGGTGAGTATGTAGT